GCGTCAGATGTGTATAAGAGACAGGCCCCCACCAAGATGGCTAAGAAGATCAAGCCTACCCCTTCAGCGGCGAGCCGTATGACGGGTGCTGGCTTCAAGGGCTCCCTCTCAAAACTCCTAATCCCACTCAATCTACCCCAGTAGAACCCGATGGACTCCATTAGTGCTTCCGGCCTGTACACAAAGCTAGGAACTGCGCGTGACAGCTACCTGCGGAGAGGCCGAGATGTAGCGAAAGTTACCATCCCGCACCTACTTTCCGAAGAAGGCCACAGCCACGCCACCAAGCTAGCGACCCCCTATCAGTCTATTGGGGCGCGTGGTGTCAGTAACCTAGGCAGCAAGCTACTCCTCTCCCTGCTGCCCCCAAGCCAGCCGTTCTTCCGTCTTCAGGTTGACCCGTACTCGCTAGAGCAACTGACGGGCATGGATGACATTCGGACTGAGGTCGAGGCATCCCTCGCAGACATCGAGAACGCTGTTCACGGTGAGATCGAGTCGATGGCCCTGAGGGTAGAAGTCTTTGAAGCCCTGAAGCAACTAGTGGTCTGCGGTAATGCGCTGCTATTCCTGCCCCCCGAGGGGCGAATGCGTATCTACAAGATGGACCGCTACGTCATCGAGAGGGATTACCAAGGTAACATCGAGACTATCGTGGTCAAAGAGACCATCGGCCTCAACGCGCTCCCTGAGGAGATCCGGTCAGCCCTGCCTTCGGACGCTACTGGTGGACCTGACGGCATCGACATCTACACATGTATCCGTAGGAAGGACAAGGAGACGTTTGAAACGTGGCAAGAGGTTGCTGGCGAGCGTGTCCAAGGGACCGAGGGTGTCTACGATTCTGACGCTCTGCCCTACCTAGCCCTGCGGATGAACTCCGTTACAGGGCAGGACTGGGGGTACGGCTACGCTGCCGAACTCTATGGTGACTTGACTTCCCTAGAAGCTCTGAGTCAGGCTATGGTCGAAGCAGCCGCTGCCGCATCTAAGGTCTTATTCCTAGTTGACCCTGCGTCCCCGACACGGGCTAAGACCCTAGCTGAGTCACCTAACGGTGCTATCAGGGAAGGACGAGCGGCTGATGTTTCAGTCCTGACCTTAGGTGGCAAAGCGTCTGACATGCGGATTGCCTATGAGGCTATCAATAACATCGCAGAGCGTCTTGGGTATGCCTTCATGCTCAACACAAGTATCCAACGGAAAGGCGAGCGGGTAACCGCCCAAGAGATCCGGTACATGGCGCAAGAGCTTGAGGATTACCTCGCTGGTGCGTACTCCCTGCTATCCCAAGAACTACAGTTACCTCTGGTGACCCTAGTTATGGCTCGCATGAGGCAGCAGGGCCGTCTCCCAGAGATCCCTAAAGAGATCGTCAAGCCCACCGTGGTCACAGGCATCGAAGCCTTGGGCCGAGGACATGACTTGACACGGCTTGATGTATTCATTGCTGGCGCGATGCAGACCTTTGGCGCTGGTGTCCTAGAGCAATACATAGATGTCCGTGACTACCTGACCCGCAGAGCTACGGCGCTGGGTCTACCGATCAAAGGACTTGTCAAGTCCGAAGAGCAACTGCAAGCTGCCCAGCAGCAAGCACAACAAGCAAGCATGGTTCAGCAGTTCGGTCCTCAAGCCCTTGATATGGCTAGAGAGGCCGTCACACAACCCCCAACGGAGGAATGATGAGTACATATAACAAGGTTGACTTTGAAGACGGTATGACAGGAGAGCCTCCTGTTGACGAGGCTATGGAAGCTGCGGCGGCTGAGGAGAACCCAGGGATAGTCGGTGACGGCGACCTTGAGATTCCCGGCGAGGAGCCCAACTACTCTGACCTACTAGCTGAGAAGTTCGGTGGCGATGTTGACAAGATGGCGCAAGCCTACAGTGAGTTAGAGCGCAAGATGTCTGGGGCTTCTGAGCCTAACGAAGCCGCTGAAGCTCCCGTAGGGACTGCGGACATGGACACAGTTCAGCCGTACATCGACGAGTTTGCTTCTACTGGTGAACTGACAGCCGCCTCACGCGAAGCCCTAGAAGGTATGTTTCCCCCGGCTCTAGTTGAGGACTACCTCGCTAAGTCGGCTATGGCGCAGCAGTACACTTCAGCGCAAGAAGAGCAACACCTCACAAGTATCTATGAGACCGTTGGCGGTGAAGCCCAGTACGCTCAGATGGTCAACTGGGCAGCGCAGGCGCTACCAGCCGAAGCTGTTGAAGCCTTCAATACAAGCGTCAACGGCACAAGCCACCAAGCCGAGCTAGCTGTCCGAGGACTTGCGGCTCAGTATGCATCCAGCGGTGCGCCTAAAGCACCAAGCCTCCTCCAGTCAAAACCTCAAGGTGTGACCGGAATGGCTCCCTATGAATCGCTGAGTCAGATCACTCGCGACATGGCTAGTAAAGAGTACAAGCAAGATCCAGCCTTTCGCGCAAAAGTCCAAGCCCGTATGGGTGTCTCCAACGTAATCTGAGGATAAACCAATGCCTAAAGTAACCCCCGGTTCATTGTTTAGCACCAGCGAAGGCTGGTTCACTTCTATCACCACTTACATGATGAGTGACCTGATCGCTGGCAGCGAAGATTGGCGCGTACAGTCCGCTGGAGCCCTAGCTCTTGCGGTCATCGTGGGCGCTTATGTTGTCATGCGAGCCAAGGTCAAGATGGCTGAAGCCTCCAAGGAGACCCTCTAGTGGGCCGCTCTGTCTGCGCTGTCGCCCTCATCCTACTGACTAGCTGTCACATGCTGGATAAAGGTGTGATGGTAGAACAACCCGATGGCTCTGTCATCGAGACCACTGTCGGCAACGTGCTTGCTGACTCCGCGACCCCCGCTGGGGAGGCCGTTGGAACCGTGGTCACAGGATTCACCGCGAACCCCATGCTCGGAGGCGGGGCCGCTGCACTAGTGGCCGGACTCCTTGCAGGACTTCGCCGTAAAAAGAAGCAAACTACGACACCAGCAGAACCTACTGTCTGACCCAGCCCAGCTTTGACTGGATAACTGGCCGATCCAGGGTACGGATTACTCAGGTGGCGTGTTGTAACCCATGACACACCCCAAGTTTTTCCCCCTTACATAAGGAGTTACCACAATGGTAGCCATTTCACGCCTCGGTCAGAAGGACGCAACTGCGCCCGATTATGACCTATTCCTCAAAGTCTTCGGCGGCGAGGTTCTCACTACGTTTCAAGAGTCTAACCTGCTGATGGACAAGCAGATGGTTCGCACCATCCAGTCCGGCAAGTCGGCTCAGTTCCCTGTCCTCGGCACGGCTAGTACTAAGTACGCAGCCCCCGGCGAAAGTCTGGTGGAAGATACTGGTTATCTCAGCCAGATCAAGCACAACGAGAAGATCATCAGCGTTGACCAGTTCCTCACCTCTAGTGTGATGATTGCAGACGCTGATGAGTTGATGAATCACTACGATGTCCGCTCGTCTTACGCGACCATGATTGGCCGCGCTCTGGCGAAGCAGATGGATATCAACATCATTGGTGCGCTCTACGGTGCAGCAAAGACAGCTACAGGCGATGTTGATAAGCCGTCAGGCACTCTCATCACAGGCGGCAGCGCAACTGACATTGATGCCATCAAAACGAAAGCATTTGCGGCGGCTCAGGCGCTCGACGAGAATGACTGTCCTTCGGAAGACCGCTTCCTCCTTGTGAAGCCAGCGGCTTACTACGCACTTACTCAGGACACTACCGTTCTGGATAGGGACTTCAGTGAGCATGCTGGTGACTTCGCAGAAGGTCGCGTCTACAAGATTGCTGGTCTTTCGATTCTGAAGACCAACAACATGCCTACGTCTGCCGCTATTGCCGCTGCCCCCGTTACTGGCATCAATAACGACATGTTCGGTGCTGATACAGACTACCTCGACACGGACTGGACTGGTGTCCACCAACTGGCTTTCCACAAGTCGGCTGTTGGAACTGTGAAGCTTGCTGACCTTTCGGTTGAGAGCGAGTACCAGCTTGAACGCTTGGCGACCCTCATGGTTGCTAAGTACATGTGTGGTCACGGCATTCTTCGCCCTGAGTCGGCTGTAGCCATCACCACTTAGTAGTTTAGTCGGATTCCTCCTCCGACACCTAGGGGTGGCCTTGAGTTCGCTCAGGGTCGCCCCGCCTTTCCCACCTGAGAAACCCCCCCTATGGCTATAACC